GAGAACCATCCCGATTCAAAGGTCGCTTTGCAAGAATGGACTACCATTGTGAAAAGAAGCAAGTGGACCTGTTTTGCCGATATTAAGAAAACGTTTAATAGCGTTGATAATGTAGGTAATCAACACTATGTTTTCAATATCAAAGGCAATAACTATCGTTTGGTAGTAGTGATTAAATTCACTATTCAGTTTGTGTATATTCGCTTTATTGGTACTCATAAAGAATATGATAAAATAGATTGCGCTAATATTTAGGATTATGACAAAGATAGAAAATCAAGCCCAATATGAATGGGCGGTGAAAAGAGTAGAGGAACTTCTTCCATTAGTGAAAGATGATACTCCTTTGAATGACCCAAATAGCATAGAATTGGAGCTTCTTTCTAATTT